GCCAAGCATTTCGCGGCCGACCTTGAGGCCGGCGCGGCGCGCTACAGGCTGAAGGTGCTGCGGCGGCTGGAAGACCAGGCGGACAAGAACCTGGGCGCCCTGACCAAGCTCGCGGCCCTGACCGCGCCCGGGTCAGACGGCGCGGACACCTCGAGCGGCTACATCGGCAAGAAGGTGGCGGCCAAGGCGGACGCTGAGGCCGCAATCGGGGCGGGCAGCAAGTTCGCGCCGCGCTCTGCCCCGCGCCTGGCGGCCGTGAATGGGGAGGCGATCACAAAGGACGGCTGATGGCGGACTGGTCCACGGCCTGCCCCGACTGGGCGGAGCGGATCGTCGCCGGCCGGTCGCTGCTGCCGTGCCCCCCGCTGTTTCCGGAGGAGGCCGAAGCCGCCCTGGCGGTGTTCCGCGAGCTGCCCATCGTCGACGTCATGGGCAAGCCCAGTTTCGGCGACATCGGCCGCCCCTGGGTGTTCGACCTGCCGAGCGCGGTGTTCGGCGCCTACAACCCCCACACGGGCCGGCGCGAGATCAACGAGTTCTTCGAGCTCATCGCCAAGAAGAACACCAAGTCCACCCAGGCCGCCGGCATCATGCTGACGGAGCTCGTTAGAAACGAGCGCCACAGCGCCGAATACATCATCCTCGCCCCCACGATCGAGGTCGCCAAGAACTCCGCCGAGCCGGCCATGGACATGGTGGCCGAGCACCCCGAGCTGCGGCGCATCCTCAAACCCATCGCCCACCAGCGGCTGATCGAGCACCGCCAGACCGGCGCCCAGCTCAAGATCGTCGCCGCGGTGTCGGAAACCGTCGCCGGCAAGAAGGCCACCGGCGTCCTGATCGACGAGCTCTGGGAGTTCGGCAAAAAGGCCAACGCCAAGAACATGCTGCGCGAGGCCATCGGCGGCCTGGCCAGCCGCCCCGAGGGCTTCGTCATCGCGCTGACCACCCAGGGCGACGAACCCCCGGCGGGCGTGTTCCTGGACTGGCTGAAACGCTTTCGCGACATCCGCGACGGCAAGCTGATCGCGCCCCGGTCGCTGGGCCTCCTGTACGAATTCCCCGAGGCCATGATCGCCTCGGAAGACTACAAGCGCCCGGAAAACTTCTACGTCCCCAACCCCAACCTCGGCGCCTCGGTCGACGAACAGTTCCTGCTCGACCAATACGACAAGGCGAGGCGCGAGGGTCAGAAGTCCCTGGTCGGCTTCTACGCCAAGCACCTCAATGTCGAGCCCGGCATGGCGTCCCGCGCCGACAGCTGGGCGGGCGCGGAGTTCTGGAAGAAGCGCGCGGATCCTGAGATCACGCTACAGGACATCCTGGACCGCTGCGAGGTGGTAGTGGTCGGCCTGGACGGCGGCGGCCTGGACGACATCTACGGCCTCACGGTCCTTGGCCGCGAAGCGCTGGAGATCGAGCTCACCGGCCAGGTCGCGCCCGAAGAGGGGGTAGATGTTCCGCCCGGCGGCAAGGCGCGCATCAAGCGCTGGCTCAGCTGGAGCCACGGCTACGCCTACAAGATCATCCTCGAGCGGCGAAAATCCATCGCCACTCAGCTGGAGAAGTTCGAGGCCGCCGGCGAGCTGACGCTTCTGGAAACCGGCGCCATGGTCGAGGCGCTCCCGGCCGATATCGCCGCGATTCTGGGCATTGTGAAACAGATCAAAGACGCCGGGCTATTGTGCTGCGTCGCCGTCGATCCGGCGGGCCTGGGCGAGCTGATCGACGCCCTGGCCGAGATCGGCGTCACGCAAGACAACCGCGAGTTCAACCGCGACTATTTGATCGGCGCCACCCAGGGCTATGCCCTGATGAATGCGATCAAGACCGGCGAGCGCAAACTGGCGAACGGTACGCTCATCCACGCCGACCAGGCGCTGATGGACTGGTGCGTCGCCAACGTGAAAATCGAGCCCACCGCCACCGCGATCCGCGCCACCAAACAGTCCGCCGGCGACGCCAAGATCGATCCCGTCATGGCGTTGTTCGACGCGATCACGGTGATGGCAATGAACCCCGAGGCGCGGCGCTCGGTCTACGAAGAGCGCGGGTTGCTGGTGTTTTGAGATACTACAGATGCGCGAACTGACCGACGACGAGCACGCCGCGATCGCCGCGCTGGCCGCGGCCTGGAATGCGTTTCTTACGCTGCCGTCCCTTCATCCAGACGACACGGACGAGTTTCGTCACGGCGTTCACGCCTTGCAGAACATCGTCCTGAGCCGTCCCGCTCTAGAGGCTCTCAACCGCCTCGCGCCGAAGTCAAAGGTCTGCTGATGTCGTCTCGCCGCGCGATAACGCTCATCTCTCCGCCCCTGCTTGGCCAATTCGCTCAAGTGATCATAGATCACGGCTTGGCGATTGAGCGGTCGCTCGATGTTCAAGATTATTGGTTTGGACCAACGGTCGCGCTCGTGATCTCCGGAGATCAATTGCCCAACGTCTGCGAGGTGGGACAGCCCTTAAGCGTGGTCAACATTCAGGTGACGGCGAAAACCTACGGGTCGCAAAGATTAATCCGCATCTCGGATATCATCGTGGACACGTTCGCGACTGAGAACTTCGAGCGCGCTCGGCGGTCACGGCATATTGCCGCATGACAGACGTCCCCCAGCGCCCCCCTTTGCGAACCGCGTTCGCCGCCGCCTGGTCGTGGCTTCGCTCAGCGGCGCGCCGCGCGGCCGCCGTCGTGAAGATCACAAACCGCGCCGAAATCCACCGCATTCGGCTGGAGCCCGGCGACATTGTGGTGGTGCGAAGCGATCAGGTTCTGTCGCTCGGCATGCATAATTTCCTCGCTGCCGAGATGTCCAAGGCCTTCCCCGGCCACCGCATCGTCTTGCTTGAGCGTGGGTTCTCGCTCGACATCGTCTCCCCTACCGCAGAGGCCGCGACATGACCGACGCGCAGAAGGCCACGCCGACTTGGCGCGCCCTTATCGCCGACGTCGCTCAAGACGCGACGGCGCTGGCTGGCGCCGGCATGGTCGTCTTCGGCATCGCCCAAATCTATCCGCCGGCCGGCTGGATCGTTGCCGGCGGCTTTGTCCTCGTGGGGTCCTGGTTGCACGCCCGGAAAGCCTAAGCCCAGAAAGGCCAGCCCATGGGCTTCCTTAGCCGGATCGCGGCGCCGCCCGCCCAGCGCAGCTATTCCGGCACGCCGTCGTACGGGATGATCCCACCGCTGGGGTCGGTGTCGTCCAGCTCCGGCGCCCAGATCAGCCAGGCCACGGCCATGACGGTGTCGGCCGTCTATGGCTGCGTCAATCGTTTGGCGACCGATCTGGCCCGCTGCCCCCCCTACCTTTATCGGCGCGACTCTAACGGTATCGAGGAGCGCGAACACGACCACCCGCTGTACGAACTGTTCGAGCGCCCGAACCCCCAGCAGAACTGGTTCGAGTTCGCCTTTCAGCTATGGGTCGGTTACCTGCTTCGCGGCAACTCCTATGCGCCGATCCAGCGCGACAACCGGGGCGACCCCAAGGCGCTGATCCCCATCAACCCCGACGCCGCCATGGTGCTCGAGGCCAGCGACGGGTCGATCTTCATCAACATGAACCGGATCGGTTTGTGGCAGATCGCCATGCTGCGCGATTTCCCGGTGGCGATCCCGTCAGAAGACGTTTTTCAACACCGAGGCTTGACCTTCAACAGCCTGGTCGGCGTCTCCACCATCGGCTTGGCGCGCGACGCCATCGGCCTCTCCATGGCGCTCGAACAGCAGGCTTCGCGCTGGATCGCCAACGGCGCCCGCCCGGCCACCTGGCTAAAGACGCCCAAGACCCTCAGCGACATCGCCGCCAAACGCCTCAAGACCCAGTTCGACGATCTGCACGCGGGGTATCAGAACACGGGCAAGACCGTGGTGCTGGAGGAGGGCGTCGAGCCCCACGTGCTGCAGCTGAGCTCGGTGGATCTGCAGTTCATCGCCCAGCGCCAGTGGCAGCCCGAGGAAGTGTGCCGCTTCTTCGGCGTGCCCCCTCACAAGATCGGTCTCTACGCCGACAAGCGCAGCGACCCCCAGCCCCAGACCGCCCAGGATCAGGATTACGTCAACTCCGCCGTCACCTGGCGCGCCACCTCGTTCGAAAAGCGCTTCGCCTGGACCTTCGGCTTGGACAAGGACGCCAAAGGCCGGCGCCTGCCCCCCGATGAGCAGCTGCGCCTGAAGCACGACCTCACCGAGCTGCTCCGCGCCGATATCGCGACGCAAGCCAACGTCTCCCGCCTGAATGTCCTGTCCGGCATCACCACCCAGAACGAAGAGCGCGCCAACCGGGGCCTGCCCCCGCTCCCGGGCGGCGACCGCCTGATGATGCCCACCAACATGGCCGCCGAAGGCTCCCAGACCTCGGGCCCGGCGACGCCGCAAGAACCGGCCGACGCCTAACCGCCATTTCTCCTCCCCTGCAAAGCGGGGGAGGGGGACTCCGGAACGGGGTGGAGGGGGCGTCCACCGCCTCACGCCCCCACCGTCACAGCGCTGCGCGCTGCGCCACCTCCCCCGCTCCGCAAGGGAGGAGAAGACATTCGAAGGCCCATCCCCATGACCAAGCTCCGCAAGCTGATCCGGGCCCAGATCAATGCGCTCGGCGACGACGAGGTCGAGGTGGTGATGTCCACTGACGCCCTGGCGCGGGACGGTCACATCCTGATCCCGCAAGGGTGTCAGCTCGAAAGCTACCGAGCGAACCCCATCGTTCTGTGGTCGCACGATCCCGACAAGCCGATCGGCAACGCCGAAAACGCCGCGATCGGGGCCGACCAGATCACCGCCCGGGTGCGGTTCGCGCCGGCGGGAATTTCCCACAAGGCCGACGAAGTCCGCGGCCTGGTCAAGAGCGGCGTCGTTCGCGCCGTTTCGATCGCCTTCGATCCGATCGAGATGGAGCCGCTCGACCCCAAAAAGCCCCGCGGCGGTCAGCGCATCAGCGCGTGGGAGCTGCTCGAGCTCAGCTTCGTCAGCGTGCCGTCCGACACCGGCGCCGTCGTCACCGCCCGCGCCCATGGAGACGCCCCTATGCCCAAACCCCAGGCCGCGGCCACGCGGGTCCAGCGCCTTCACGTCACGGGCAAGCTGACTTTGACCCGCGGTCTCTACGCCGTCGCCGGCCTCTGCGAGACCTTCGAGTGGCTGGGCTATCACCTGGACATGGCCAAGTGGGAAGCCATGATCGAGGGCGACGACAGCCAGGTCCCGGCCATGCTCGCCGACGTCCTGCATGGCCTGGGCGAAGCGCTTTTGGCCATGGCTGAGGAAGAAATCGCCGAGGCGCTGGCCGGCCACGACGTCGAGCCCGAGCTGGACGCCGCCGACGTCGTCCTGGTCGACTCCGAACGCGCCCACATCGCCGCCGCCCCGTCCGCCAAAGTCCGCGCCTGGCGGCGCGGCCGGGCCCACGCCAAGCTCCGCGCCGGCAAGACGCTGTCGGCCGACACGATGCGCTGCCTGCAGGACGCCCAGGCGATGCACGCCGACGCCATCGACCTGCATCGTTCCGCCATCGCCAAACACAAGGCCGCGATGGGCGCCGTCGACGACATGATGGACCGCGCCGGCGTCGCCGACAGCGCGACCGATCCGCAAGTCCAGAAATCCGACGGCGACCAGGTCGATGAGGGCTCCCGCGCCGCCCTGGCCCACCGCCAGCGCCAGGCCGACGTGCTGCGGCTGGCGCGGGCGCACTGAAACCTCTCGCCATCCCTAAAATTCAACGGCGCCCACACCGCCGATGAAGCCCAGAACCGCGGTCCTTGGGCAACCGCTGCCGGCCCGCTGCGAAGCGCGCCCTTCCCTCAGATGGATCCCCACATATGCCGATCACCGAACTGGTGAAGAAGCGGGCGGCTGCCTTCGACTCGTTCAAGGCGCTGGCCGACCTGCCGACCCACACCCCTGACCAGGCCGCTGAATACGACGTCGCCAAACGCGCCGTTGAAGACCTCGACGCCCAGATCAAGCGCGCCCACGAAGCTCAGGCGCTCGCCGCCGCGACGGCCCAGCCCGTCGACGGCCAAGAGACCACCCACGACATCCAGGTTCGCGAGCGCGACCCCTATACCGACAACAAAGTCGCCGAGGAGATGGGCCTGCGCACGAACAAGGGCCTGCGCGCGGTCGCCTGCGTCAAGCTGTTCAATGCCGCCGGCAACAATGTCCAAGGCGCCCGCGCCTTGTCCGCGGACAAATATGGCGAGAGCCACCCGATCACCCGATCGTTCGAGCCCCGCCGCGATCCGATGTCCCGCGCGCTGGTCACCGGCGTCGGCGCCGCCGGCGGCTTCATCGTGCCGCCCGATTACGCCAACGAAATCATCGAGCTGTTGCGTCCCAGGGCCGTGGTTCGGGCCGCCGGTCCCCGCACCATGCCCATGCCGCGCGGGACCATGACGCTCCCGGGCCAGGCGTCGGCCGCCACCGCCAGCTATGGCAGCGAAAGCAAGGCCATCAGCTCGTCTCAGCAGACGCTCGATCAGATCGTCGCCAGCTACAAGAAGCTGACCGCCCTGGTCCCCGTCTCCAACGATATGATGAGGTATGCCGATCCCGCGGCCGACGCCTTCGTCCGCGACGATTTGGTCAAGGTCGTGGCGCTGCGGGAAGACCTGGCCTTCATCTTGGGCGACGGGACGCAAGACACGCCCCGCGGCTACCTGTCCTTCGCGCTCGGCTACGCCGTATCCCAGGGCGGCGCCAATGCCGGCGGTGTCTATTCCACCTCGGCCAATTCGACCTTTTCGGCCGGCGGCAACTTCATCACCTCGACCGAAGCCTACACCCTTTCAACGGCCGCGGCTGAACTGGGCGGCGCGGCCAACAAGCTCGACACCGCCAATGTCCCCGACGATCGCCGAGTGTGGTTCATGCACCCGCGGTCGCGAAACTACCTGTTCAACGTCCAGAACAGCCTCGGCCTGTATGTCTTCCGCGACGAGCTGATGCGGGGCACGCTTCTGACTTATCCGGTCAAGACCACGACCCAGATCCCGATCAATTATTGGGATACGACCGGCGCGAATAAAGACTGCTCGTTTGTTTTCCTCACTGAGATGACCGAGGACATCATCCTCGACTCCATGAGCCTGGAATTGGCCGTGTCCCGCGAAGGCACCTATGTCGATGGCTCGGGCCAGACCTGGTCGGCGTTCCAGAACGACCAGACCATCATCCGGGCGATCACCGAGCACGACCACCAGCTGCGTCACGACGCGGCGGTCGCGGTGATCCAGGGCGTGCGCTGGGCGCCCGCGATCAGTTAAGCGCGCCGGCCCATAGCGGCCGCCTCGCCGACCCTCCCATTTCGCGCGCTCAATGAGGCCCAAGGCCGGTCGCGCAAGCAACAAGGATCCACCACGATGGCTGACATCGTTCTTCAAAGAAACGTCGGCGCGCTGGGCTCGCTGGTCGCTCTATCCACCGCCGCCCTGGTCGCCGCCGGCGGCGCCAGCAATTCCGCCACCACCACAGGGATCGTCATCGACCGCCAGGGCTTCGGCTCCGGCAGCCTGGCGGACTCGACCGAGATAGCGGTGCTGTTCGCCGCCACCTTGCAATCGGGCAAGACCCTGTCGTTGGGCTACGACCTCCAGGAAGGCCCCGACGGCGTCAACTTCTCCGACTACAAGACGGCGACCTACGCCGTCGTGGCCACCGGCCCCGCCGGCGGCGGCGCGGTCAGCGGCCAGTTGCAGATCGGCGCCAGCCTGCGCTCGGCCCGGCGCTATGTCCGGCTCAACTTCGCGACCAACCTCAGCGCGACGGCGACCGACACGGCCACGGCCCAGGCCGCCGGCTTCTTCGCCGGCTTCGACCGCCTGCCGCAAGGGCCGGGCTGATCGCCGAGCGCATACCCGTGACGGGGCAAGGAAACATGGATCAGATCATCGCCGAGCGCCTCGAGCGCGCGCGTCAGCGTTCGGTGATGATCTGCACCCCGATCGCCCGCAATCCAGCCTGGGAATACACCGCCTCCCTGGCGGCGACCCTGCTGTTTCTTACGGGCCAAGGCATCCGTGTGACCTTCCAGTTCGTGGTCGGCAGTTCGGTCATTCACAAGGCGCGCAACGAACTTGTGGCCCACTTTCTGGCCTCCGACTTCACCGACCTCTTGTTCATTGACGACGATATGCAGTTCCAGCCGACGGACGTCTTGCGGCTGTTAGGATCGGATAAGCCCCTCATCGGCGGCGTCGGGCGCATGCGCTGTCAGAAGCCGAACTCCGATCCCGCCGTCTGGTGCTGGCGACCCCTGCGCGACGCGGCCGGCGAACTTATTCAAGACGACATGGGCGCGGTCGCGGTTCGCGGTTTCGGCGCCGCCTTCATGCTGATCAACCGCCGCGTCTTCGCCGACCTGGTCGCGGTCCATCCCGAATGGAAACGCGACGGCGCCGCCGACTGGCCCGAGGCGGTGCGCAAGCACTACCTCGAATTTTTCAGCGCCAACGAACACGACGAGTTCGGCGAACTCAGCGAGGACTATGGCTTCTGCCACCGCTGGCGCCAACTCGACGAAACCGTCTGGGTAGACCCCACCATCCGGCTGGGCCACGTCGGCGCCTACACCTACGCCGGCGCTGTGGAAGAGCTTCTGGTCTCCAAAGAGCCCGCCTCATGAAACTCGTGACCTTCGGCAAGACCTATCCGCCCCACAGCGTCGGCGATCAACGCCTCGTCCCAGACGCCCTGGCCGAGCAGCTCGCCGCCGAGGGCGTCCTGTCAGCCAGCCAACCGTTCGGACCGCCGGAAGTCGCCCCCCAAAAGCCCCGCCGACCAATCGGCGTCCGCGACTCCCGTCTGGCCCGCTAGCCCATGGGCTATTCCTGCGTCACCACGGTCCTGTCGCCGGCGGCCAACTATGCGCTGACAGATCTGGCCACGGTGAAGGACGAGTTGTCGATCAAGGCCACCGACACCTCCAAAGACACCTGGCTCGGCCGCGCGATCACCCAGGTGTCCTGGTCGATCGGCAGTTACGTGAAACGGGTTCTGGCGCCGGAGTATGTGCAAGACGTCTTCGACATCGAGCAGGATCCCTATCCCTACCAGACGCCGGGCGGCTTCCCTCAACTCCAGCTCAGCCGCTGGCCGGTGTTGGGGCTGGTCTCCGTCGTTCAAACCCTGACGCCGCCCGGCTGGCAAAACGGCACGACCACGCCGGGCACGTCTCAAACGCTGTACGAAGGCAAGGGCTTTCGCCTTGACCCGAAGACCGGACGGTTGTTGCGCCTCAATCGCTGGACGGGGGCCGCGACCCTGTGGGAGGCGATTCCGGTCACCGTGACCTATACCGCCGGCTATGGCGCTTTGGTCGCCGAGACCGACGTCGTCCCCGGCGCCGCGCCCTATCAGGTGACCGTGGCCCAGGCCGCCGAGTTCTCCTGCGCCCAGTCGGTGGCTTATGAGAACGGAACGGCCCTGGTTCAGGTGGCCGCGAGCCCGGCCCAAGGCCAGTTCACGGTCGAGGCCGGCGTCTACGCTTTCAACGCCGCCGACGCCGGCCAAGCGCTGACCTTCGTCTACGCCACGGCGAAAATCCCCGCGGACCTCGAAGACGCCTGTCTCCAGCTCATCACCAGCCGCTTCTCGGCCCGGGGCCGCGACCCGGCCCTGATCCAGGAAGACCTGCCCAATGTGGGCAGCCGACGCTGGTGGTACGGAAACACCCCCGGCCAGACCGGCGCTTTTCCGCCCGACATTGAGGCGATGCTCGACAACTATCGCGTGCCCACGGTGGCGTAACGCCCTCAAGCAGCGAGCGGTAGGGCAAAGAAAAACCGCCCTCAAGCAGCGAGCGATCAGCGAGCGGTAGGGCCAAGCGAAACCGCCCTCAAGCAGCGAGCGATCAGCGAGCGGTAGGGCAAAGCACAAATGGACTCGATCCGCATCGATATCGCCAACGCCCGCCAGGTGGGTTTGCGGTTCGACACCTTTCCGGACGCGCTTTACGAGGATCTGAAGACCGAGATCAATGCGCTCTCGATCGAGCTCTATGCGCGCATCCAGGCCGCCACGCCCAACCGCACCGGGGCGCTGCGGGCCGCGGAGCGCTTGCGCATCTTTGCCGACCAGAGCCGCATCACCGGCTATGTCGATATCGCCGGGGCCAAGGGCTCTCAGCTTTTCGCCAAGGCGTCGGCGCTCGAATACGGCGCCCACAGGTCCACCAAGGTCAAGGCCCATAGCATGGGTCTGGATCACCACTGGTCGAAGAAGCTGGACCAGCCTCAAGAGGTCTTGGTGAAGGCCTATTCGCGAACGCCGAACATCCAGGAAGTCGCCTTCGAGCGCGGACCCCTCGCGACCATGCAGCCCGAAGTCGCCGCCCGGCTGAACGCCGTCGTGGCCAAGGCGACGGCGGAGGCGAACGCCTAACGCGGACAAAGCCATGATCATAGACTTTGAGCCGGTGCTCAACGCGCTGCTGGCTCATTTTCAGGCCAACTGCACCCTTAACTTCACAGCCACGGCGACCGCCGGATCGACCATCTTGTCCGACGTCTCAGGGTTCACCGGATTGTTTGTAGGCCTGCCCGTCTTCGGCGACGGCGTCGTCGACGGCGCCACGATCGCGGCGATCGATCAATCCAGCAAAACGCTGACCCTGTCCGACGCGGTTACGGCCACGGCGCCCGGCCTGGCGCTGGGCGCCGGCTTTCAGACCGTGTCTCGCCGCATTCAGTCCTGGTCCGAGGTCTCGGCCCAGCCCGCGCTGTTCCTGCGCCGCATCGGCACGACGGACGAGTACGCCGGCGACAGCTGCTTTTCCATCACCACCCTGGAAACCGAGGCCTGGATCTACTGCAAGGCCGGGCAAAACCCCGACCTGGCGCCCGACACAGGCCTCACCACCCTGGAAAAGCTGGTCCGCCAGAGTATGGCCCCGGACACCGACTATGGCGACCCCAGGTTCACGCTGAACGGCCTCGTCTACTGGTGTCGCGTCGAAGGCCGCGGCGACGCCAACCCCAGCGACTTGGCCGGCCAGGCCCTGTCGCTCATGCCGATCCGCATCACCCTGCCCTGATCTTTGGAGATTTTCCATGCCCGTCGCCACCACCGTCGCCACCACCGCCGCCACCACCGCCGCCACCACCGCCGCCACCACCGCCGCCACCACCGCCGCGCCGGCCTCCGCCGATATCGTGAAGGAGTGGTGGCGCCAGTATCTGTCGTCCGGCGCGCTCGCGCGGCACACCGACGGCTATAACCAGGTGGTCGAGGCGCTGCCCAAATTGATCGCCGCGCTGGCCTCCGCGCCGGCCTCCGCCGATCCCGCGACCCTGATCGCCCAGCCCCTGATCGCCCAGGCCCAGGCCGATATTGCCGCCGCTGGCGAGGCCGTCGCCGCCAAGACCAAAACCGCTTCCCCCGCCGCCATCGCCTAAGGACCAACTCCCATGACCACCACCCCGTTGTCCGGCAAGCCCACCTTCGGCGCCGGCCGCGTTTTCGCCATCGGCGCCTATGCCAACCCCACCCCGATCCGCGCACCTGTGCCTCAGAGCCAGTCGATCGATTTCAAGCGCAAGACCGAAAGCTTGTTCGGCGAAAAGCAACTTGCCGTGGCGATCGGCGCCGGCGAGATGGAAGTGTCGGGCAAGGTCGAATTTGGCAAGATCAGCGCACGCATCTTCGCCGATCTCTTGTTCGCCGACGCGGGCGCCGCGGGCTCCTATGCCGAGGCGGATGGTGAGCTGGTCACCGTGCCGGCGGCCTCCGTCTACACCGTCGCCGTCGCCAACGCGGCGAATTTCCTGTTCGATCTGGGCGTGGTCAACGTCACAACCGGCGTCATCTACACCTGCGTCGCCGCAGGTTCTGAAATGTCGGGCGTGTCTTATTCAGTGGCCACGTCCGGCGCCAACAAGGGCAAATATACGTTCGCCACCGGCGACGCCAACGCTAACATGAAGGTCTCCTACGCTTATTCTGTCACAGCGACGGGCGAAACCATCGGCCTGGCCAACCAGACCCAAGGTTTGATCGGCGGCTTTCAGGCCGTGCATGTTCTGCCGTGGGGAAATGAGCAGGATATGTTCGTGATGAACAATTGCATCGCCAACTCGGCCGGCATCTCGCTCAAGAAAAGCGGCTTCGCCAACAACACCCTGGACTATATGGCCTCGACCGACGCTTACGGAAACCTGGGTACGGCGACCTTCGCCGAGGCGGCCTAAATGGACGAGGCCGAGCGCCGGGCGTTGGGCGGCCGAAGGCGCCTGGTTTTTCAAAATATTGCCAATGGCATCCCGGTCGAGCGGGTGATGGCGGACCTTCGCTTGTCGGAGCTCGAGGTAGAGCAGGCGCTGCGGTTCGTGGGGCGCAAGATCACCCAGCACCTTGTTCTGCGCCGCAAGCCGCCGATCGAGTGCGAGGGCGTCGCCAAGATCCGCTTCAACCGCAAGGCGCTTCTGGCCGTCCTGTCCCGGATGGGCGACCTCGACCTCTCCACCGATCTGATCTTGGGCCGCATCACAGTCCAGGCCATGGATCATCCGGAGATGCTGGAGGGAGCGAAGCATAGAATGGCGGAAGCTTACGCATGACAGACCAACCCCCGCCCACGATCACCCTGGCCGGCAAGGATTGGCCGATCCCCGAGCTGCTGGTCTGGCGCGATCTCAAGAAATGCCGCAGCGAGCTTCTGGAGCTCACCGCGCGCATCAACGCCGCCGTCGTTATTTCCGGCGACTCGATGGAAACCGTCGCTCGCTTGCTGGACGATCTGCCCAACGAGGATTTCGACCGCCTGGTCATGGGCCCGCTGTTGGCGGCCGTGCAATCGCTGCATCCCACCGTCACCCGGGCCGACTTCGAGGCCTGGCCGACGACGGAGCTCGAGCGCCAGTTCGCCTGGCTGAAAGTTCGCCAGCATAGCGGCCTGTTTGTGTTCTCAAAGGAAGCCGCCCCGGGGGAAGCCGACGGGGCGCCCAGTCCCCCGAGCCAAACTGGGACGGCGTCGTCCTTCGCGCCTGCCGATACTTCGGCTGCACCCCAGACTACTGGTGGTCCAACCTAACCTGGCCGCTGTACGGCGAACTCACCCGCCAACTCGCCGAAGAGCCCCCCGCCGACCGCCTGATCGCGCTCTACTTCGCCGCCCACAAATGGTGGTCGCCGCCGGCGCTCGATGACGGGGACGGGGACGGGGAGGGCGAGGGCGGCGATCCGGACGTCTGGGAATGCCCGCTGCCGGATCGGACGGACTAGCCCAGCTTGGTGAGCGGAGAAGAAAGAAAGCCGCGCCATGACGAGCAACGTCTCGGTCGAAATCACCGCCAAGGTCGCCGACCTCACCGCCAAGCGCGCCATCGCCTCGGCCGAACTGAAGACCTTCCAGAAAGACCTCAACGAGCTCGCCGAGACAGCCCGCGTCTGGGGCGCGACCGACGGACTCAAAAAGCAGATGCTGGCGTCCGCCGTCGCGGTCGGCGAGGCGCGCAGCAAACTTGCTGGCATCAACAGCGAGCTGAAGCAATTCGTCCCCGCCGCCGCCGGCGCCCATGCGGGCTCGGCCGGCGTCACCCGCGAACTGATCGTGATGGCGCGGGAAGCGGGGCGCGGCAACTTCAGCCGTCTGATCGGGTCGGCGACGATCCTGGCGGGGCGGCTCAACATTTTGACGCCCCAGGTCCTGATCGCGGGCGCCGCGATCGCCGCGCTGGCGTTGCCGTTTGTCGCCGTCGCTGCGGCCATGAACGCGCATGCCGAGGATCTGGCCAAGTTTCAGAACGCGATGCAAGTCACCGGCGGCTATGCCGGCCTGACCGCCGGCCAGTACGAAGACATGGCCGCCCGGGTGGCGAGGGCGTCCAATATCGGCGTCGGCACGGCGCGCGCGGCGTTGCTGGCCCTGGCGTCGTCAGGCCGCTTCACCGGCGCCGAAATGGAGCAGCTGGCCAACGACTCCGTCAAGTTTGGCGAGCTGACAGGGCGGTCCTCCAAGGAGGTGCTCGCCGATTTCACCAAGATGGCCGATGGGCCCACCGCCTACGCCCAAGAGATCGACAAGACCTATCCGGCCTTCACCCTGGCTCAACTCGAGCACATCAAAAACCTCGAAGACGAGGGCAAGAAGAGTGAGGCGACGGCGGAAGCGGTCAAGGATTTGACCGGCTGGCTCAACACCCAGACCGTCCAGATGGGGCCGTGGACGACCGCCTGGCACAATGTCGGCGCGGCGATCGGCGACGCCTGGAACGCGTTCGAGAAATTCGTCTCCAACGATCCGGGCTCGATCGACACCCAGGTCGCGCATCTGACCGCCCAGATCAAACAGATGCAAAGCCTGTCGGCGCAAGACCAGCAGCACTATGGCCAGACTGGCCGCGGCGGCGGCGGCCAGGCGATGTACGACAAGGTGCTGGCGTCGCTGGAACAACAGCGCGCGGCGTTGGTCGCCAAGGGTCAAGCCGAGCAAAAGGCGGCAAGCGACACGGCGGCGGCGACGGCGCTGCAGAAAGACGCCATCGAGGCTTACGACAAATCGCAAAAGACGTTTCTGTCGCTCAAAAGCTCGGCCGCCCAAGCCCGCGAAGCGGTCAAGGCGCTGAATGACGAAATGGCCCTTCGGCTGAAGGCCAATCCCAACGACGCCGAGGCCAAGGATTATTTCGCCAATAAGCCGCGGTACGATCAGGCGCTCGCCAAAAAGCTCGATCCCGGCGACAACAAGCCGGCCAAGGCCGACAAAGACCAGGTCCAGGAATACCAGCAGCAGCTTCAGAGCCGGCTCGAGTCTGAGAAGAACTACTTCGCCGACAGCAAGGCCGAGGAGCTGGCCTTCTGGCAGGCCAAGCGCGCCATCTCGACCAACAGCGCCGAAGCCAATCGTCAGATCGACACCAAGATCTACGACCTGCAGAAGGAGCTGGCCCACCAGGCCTATGACGCCCAGATCGCCGACTACAACGATCAGCTGGAGGCGGCCAAGGGCGATTGGGCCAAGACCCAGGCGCTCGAGGCGGAAAAGCTCGCCTACATCGCCAAGACCCAAGGCGATAAGTCCGCCGCCTACAAGGAGGCCCACAAGGCGGATGAGGAGGCGGAGCGCGAGCATCAGCGCCAGATGGCCGAGATCGCGCGGACGGGCGAAGCCGAGCAGCTGGAAGAGCTGAAGGCGAACCTCGCCACCGACAAGGCGATCCGCGAGGCCAATGCCCGCACGCAAGAGACCCAGATCGCCGACAAGGGCAAGTCCACCCCCGGCGGCGAGATCACCGCCGCCGTCCAGATCGCGGCCTTGCACAAGCAGCTGGCGGCGCAGGAGATGGCCGACGACGCGGCGGTCTATGCGCAAGAGGCGGCGCTGCGGGAAAAGTCCATCGCCGACGAGCTTGCGGCCAACGGGCGGGAAAGCACGTCCTACGCCGCCGCCGTCGCCGCCAAGAAAAAGCTCGACGACGACTATTACAACCACAAGCGCCAGCTGGAAAACCAGGCCGTCCAACAGCAGATCGCCGACTTCCAGCGCATCCAGCAATCCTGGCACGGCTATGTCGATCCGATGGTCTCGACCACCGGCAGCCAGATCAAGGGGCTGATCTCCGGCACGGAAAGCTGGAACCAGGCGATTATGAACATCGGCGAGGAGGCGCTGAACCTCGTCATCCAGGCCATCGAAAAGATGGTCGCCCAGTGGATCGTCGCCCAGATCACTGGAAGTGCGCAGCAGCAAATCACGGCCAAGAGCCAGGTTGTCAGCTACGCCGGCCTGGCCGGCGCCGGCGGCATCGCCTCCATGGCCGCGGCGCCCTTTCCGCTGAACCTGACCGCGCCGGAATTCGGCGCCGCCATGGAGGCCGACGCCCTGGCGTTCGGGGCCTTCGCCAAGGGCATCGACGTGGTGCCCGACGACATGGTCGCCCAGATCCACCGCGGCGAGCGCATCATGCCCGCCGCCGACAACAGCCAGCTGATGACGGCGTTGGGGGCGATGGGGCCCGGCGGCCGCGGCGCGGGCCTCGACGGAAGCCTCGACGGGGGCCTGATGAGCGCCCTGCACGGCCAGATCGGCGCCAACACCACCGCGCTGCGCGGCGTCACGCGCCAGGCCCGCCGGGCGATGAGGGCGTTTGGATGAGGGGCGAACCGGTGGTGCGAAACGACTTGGCGAGGCTGGAGCGGCTGCGGGCG